CTTAGCCCAGACACTGTGACATTTTGTCCCACTACAACATCGAAGTCCACACCGCCCGTAACGAAGGTAACGGTGGTCCCGCTGCGCGTAGCAGAAGAAGCCATGCGGGTGCCGTTAGCAGAATCGTAGCTGTACGGCACAATGCCATTAGGGGCAGGGCGAGCATCCAACCGCATATAGCGCGGCCAGACATCGCAGGAGTCGTAGGCTTGCCGCAGCCGCCTGTTAGCCATCGCCAGAATCTTCGTGGATTCTGTAGGCGCAAATTCATCAACTCCCGCAAGGGACTCGATAAGGTCGAACAGGTCGGTGTAGGTGCGGTTGGTCATTACGCTTTATTGGGCGAAAGCTCTGGCATCTTCTTGTTGAAATAGGACATGAACTCGCGGCTATGCACCGTCTCATGGCCGTACTTCTTCACCAGCCGGAAGTACTCGCGGGCAGGCATAACGCCCACACACTTACCCAAACCGGGAATGGCCTTGTGGCCCTTCATTAGAGAAGCCTGCGCCTTAGCTACATTAACACGCTCCGCCTCCGTAGCCTTCTCAAAATCTAGGCTGCGGATGATTTCTTTACGAAGCTCGTTATCGATTTCTTCCCGTGTAATTTCGGGTGAAGCTACTTTGATATGCATAAAAAAGCCACCCCCAGTTAAGAGGGTGGCTTATTCTAACACAAGAAGTCTTTACGAGGTGGGGACTTCCATCTGACGCCAAGCCAGCACCCAGCTACCAGCCGTGAGGCTAGACACCGTGCCGTTGAACTCAACCAACAGGTCAACCGCCGACGCCGTGTTATTGGCGTAGCCGTTCACAACATTGGAGGTCGTGTGCGTACCCGAGTCGGTGCCAACGAAGGCATCGCCCGTGTTCCAGATGACCTGCGTCATCGCATCAACGTCGCCATTGTCAATCAGTTCGTCCGGGTCAGCACCCGTAACGCCGAAGTCGATGGTCAGGTTGGACGCGCCAGCCGGATCAACGATCTGATAGAAAACAGCCGTATCAATGATGCCACCAGCCCCGAGCTTGCCAGCCTTGAACTGGTTCGCCGCACCGATGGTGCTAAGGAACCCCGTGCGCTGGAGATCGACGTAATCGAACGCAACCTTGTGCGTGAAGCCCGCCGCTGCTTCGTTAATCGTAAGTTTAGCCATGTGAGTAGACTCCTAGTTAATGTTAGCTGAGCACGGTGATCTTACCATGCGCACCCGGATGCTGAACCAACAGGGTGAGGGCGCAATCAACATAACCGCGCTCGCCACCGCCGAGATTCGGCAGACGGGTCGAGCCGAGCGGAATAAGCTCCGCAACACCGTAGAACTCCGGATTCACGAGGTAACCCGTGTCCTTGTTCGTGGTATCCGGCGCGCAGTCCGGGTTCATGTTAACGATGGACACGATGCCATGGTCGGACTCATAGAGTTCAACCGACAGCTTGATCGTGGCCTCGCCACCCTCGTAAGCCACACGGCGAACCGAGTAGTCCGAGGCACCCGAGGTACGGGCGAAGTCGCTGATGACGCGGCGGAGGGCCGTGTCAGCAACCAGCGTCAGACCATTCGACGTACCCGTAACGCGGTAGATCGAGGTGATGAGGTTGTTGAACACCGTCTCATTGAACGTGCCGGAACCATGGATGGAGCCAGCCGGGGTGCGGTAGGTAGCAGGAACGTCCGACGGACCAGCCGAGTCAATCCAGTCGCCGAGGCCGCGCAGGCCGTAGGGCGTGCCAGCACCATCTTCAACCGTGCGGTCGTTGTTGGAGCACAGGGTGGCCTCGATGTCGCGCTTGATCTCGCGGACAGCCTTGGCCTCCGCCTGAGCGATCTTGGCAGGACCAACGCTATCAACAGCGTTCTGGAGGTCGCTCACCATGAAGTCGCGGCGGAACTTCTGGATGTAGTTACCCAGACGAGCGCGGTTAGCGAACTTGTCCGTGAAGACGGTGACATCGCTACCCTCGGCAACGCCCGTGGTCACGGGAGACGAGAGGCTGTCAACGGTCCACTCCACGAAGGTAGCGGACGCCTTGGACTTAGCAGCGGAAGAGAGAACCGGAGTCTCCTCGGGGGCGAGGATCGTCAGGACATCGAGAAGGTCTTCGCGATTGGAAACCGCGGAACCCGGATTGGTCGTATCGTAAGTATTTGCAAAAGCCATTGTAGTAGTAGTTTACTTGCGTTTAGAGAGTTGTGCTGCACGAAGGGCGATGAAGTCGCTTACGCTACCTGAGTCCGCCAACCGCTTAGACACTTCCTTCATATTGCGCTCACCCGAAGAAGGCGTCCGGTCACCCGCAGCCGCTGTAGCGGAAGGGGAGCCGGGAGGCGTCAACTTGGGAGAGGGCTTGCTGTCCATCGGAATTGTTTTTCGCGCAAACATCGAATTGGCAGCATGGGCCAAGATGTAGGGCAACTGAGGAGCAACATCCGGCAATGCTTCTTCCATGCCCTTGAGGCGCGGATCATTAAGCATCGCAAAGAACTGGCGTTTTATGTCATTGTCTTCTTGGGTGGCAAGCCACTCAAGCTCTTTGACCGCCTGTTGCTCGAAAGCAGAACGAAGACCTTTGCGCTGGATGCCAGCTTCAATGTCCTTTTTCTGCGCTGGGAGAAACTTGTCGCGTGCCTTGCGGGCATTGCGGAGAGTCTCCTTTACCTGAGCCTTAGTCAGTTCGCGCCCATCCACCGTTGCGGCAATATCTTCAAAGCCGAGGTGTTCAGCGCGATCCAGAATATCTTCTGCCCACTCAACAACATCAGCTACCTCTTGGACTTTCTTCCCAAGATCCTCAATAGAGGAGATGCTGGCGTAGGGATTATTCTCGACCTTCGGCTCAAGGGGCTTGTTGTTCTGCTGTTGGGCCATGTAGGCTTCCAACTGCGCTGCTTTCTCCTCGGCTAGTTTTCGCTTAGCTGTAAGTTCCGCAATGCGCTTGAGCAGGCCAGACTTGCCTTTCTGAGCGAGTTCTTGGATGTCCTCATCGGAAAGTTCCGAGAGTTCAACTTGTGAAGGAACGTCCTTGCCCGTCGGATTCGGTTCAGCCTGAGCTTGGTCGTTGCTCGCCTGCTCTTGCTGTTCCTCTTCCGCTGGCGCGGATTGGCTGGTGGGCTGTTCGGCTGGGCGACTGGCGGGATTCAAAGCCCCGTCAGGCTTAACCTTCAACTCACCGAGACGGCGAACCGCGTATTGGCTCGCTGTCAGATTAGACTTTTCTGAGACCACCGACTGTTTAGCGTCCCCGGCGACGGACGTAGCTTCATCAGACATTGTTGGTTTTCCGCGTTTTAACGCCTCGCGTTGGCGATAGCGGGAATATACCATGCTTTAGAAAAGACCCGCTTTTGAGCTAACAGAGAAAATTAGGTGCCATGTCGAATAGGCTTGACACGACGAAAAAATCCCCCTCACACTCCCCCTTTCTTTTAGGGGTTTCTTTTATTTCACGTTTCGTCTGTCGCGGTTTTCAGAGCGACACAGCGAACAACGGCCCCTTTAAGAAAAAGGGGCTACGTCATCCTCTACGAGAAACAATACGATCATATCCACCCATTTGGAGGATATCGTCGCATTGCAGGATTCGACCGCTAATCTGCTGGATGCGGTCGGAGGATACGTCGTGAAGCTGCTGAATCAACGATTCGCGCAAGGCGTAGATTCCATCAAGGAACTCAACGTATGCGTCAATGTGGATGAGGCTATCTAGGTTATCTGGCTTTTGCATTAGTAACTAGGAGTCTGCTGCATGGTCTGCGTATTGGTATCTCCCATTGCAGCGGGAGCCGTACCGATACGGCCAATCTGGGCGTTCTGGGCCTGCGTCATCTGGAACTGGTACTGCTGAGCGTACTTCTGGAAACGAGCTTGGAACGCCTGATCGCTCTGTAGACGCTGGCTAACGTCAGGCTGCTGGACGTAAGACTGGATCACCTGCATCGCGATTTGCGCACCGTTCGGACGCGCACCAACTTCGATGCCTGCGTAAATCTTGGAGAGGTCGTCCGTGACCTGCTTCGTGATTTGGTCGGCTGCTTGCCCAGCAGGGCGGAGAATGGAGTCAGCAACAACCGGATTGATGGCACTCGCGGCCAATTCGAGAAGCATATCCACGTCCATGCGCCCATTCCGGTCAAGCTGAAGTAGCGTAGAAAACTGCGTAATCTGTGCTTCAATGTTATCGGGATCATTTTGCATGACATCATAGTTGATAATAATGTCAAAGTTTTCATTCGGGTCGCCCTTGCTATAACGCTGAGGATCAGAGACACCCGTAACGCGGAAGAACACTTGATCGGGGCCAAACCGCTGGAAGCACTTGTAGGCTAGGCGCAGCACGTCGCGGACGTGCGTGAGGAACTTGTCTACAAAGTACTGCTGCTGAATCTGCGACAGCGGGTTGTTAATATCGAGGCCAATAATCTTGTCGGCCTGAGCAAGCTGGGTCTGCTCCATTTCCATCGAGCCGGGATTGTATTGCGGCACCGGACCAAACTGGAACTCGCCAGCGCGGCGATAGGGAACATAACGACCCGGACCCCAATCGGACGGGGCGTTGCCCACAGGGTGCATGATGGGCGGCATCGTAGCCAGACTGTTGCGGTCGATGCGACTATCGCGCTCAGTCTTCACCTGCCATTGGATGCCCTTCAGCATTTCCGGCACCGACTGAATATCGTAGAGACGCTTGTTGTCTTCGGATAGCTTGGTAACGACAAACGGATAGTCTTCGTACCCATTCATCAGTTCAAACTTTGCATAGTCAGGAACTTCCTGCTTGCCATACACTTCACGATGGAACACCGTGCAGTAGATCCCCTCCGAGTTGTCCTCTTCGTCAATCAGTCGCTGATAGCCATAGATGACCTCATACAACTCCGACGCATCGTACGTCACGGTGGTGTAAGTGAACTGGTTGCGCCGTTCAAGTCGGAGGGGGTCTCCCGCTTCTTTGCAGTTTTCGATAACGTACTCCACCCAGTCCTTATCCCAGCCGTTGCTGCTAATCTTGTTACGCAGTTCCTGCGCAGTCATTAGCACACGCCAGAAGCAATAAGGAGCGCGTTGAGGATCGGTGGCATAGGCCGGGAAAAGAACGTCGCCATCCGGCGCAACTGCTTGCACCCAAGGACGATCAACGCTACGCCTAACCACCGGAAATTCAGCCGTACCAGTTTTGCGTAGGTCATTAAGGATACGCTTAGCTTTCTTTTCGGGGATTCCATTAAACTGAGCTTGGAGCAGCGCAATCATCTGCGCGTCATTC